TGGAACAAACGGCGGGCCGGGCGGGACCGGCGGGGCTGGGGGTAACGGAACTGCATCAAATATTACCGGCTCATCTGTAACGTACGCTGGCGGTGGCGGTGGTGGAATTTACAATCATGGAAATCCATATGCACCTCCTGGTCTTGGTGGAGCCGGCGGATCTGGCGGGGGCGGTCATGGGGCTCCAACAGTAGCAGCCTTAGCTTATCATAACGCTAATCAACCAGGGACTGCGGGAACCGCAAACACTGGAGGCGGGGGAGCTGGAACAGCTTACGGATATAATATTAGAAATGACGTAACACCTGCTGCAAACCAACCTTATGGTTATGCTGGTGGTTCAGGTGTAATTGTTTTAAGAGCACCAGGAGATTCAAAATTCAATGTATCACCAGGTTCAAACACAAAAGTTACAGATGGCCCTTCTGGAGATTTAATTGCAACTTTTAACGTAACAGGGACACTAACTATATAATGGCTCACTTTGCTAAATTAGATGAAAACAATGTGGTAACAGAGGTAGTGGTTGTTGCAAACGACATACCTACAGCTAATGGCCCTTTAGGTGAAAACGACATGCATCCAGATGGAGAAGCATGGTGTGCACAACATTTAGGTGGCACTTGGAAACAAACTTCTTATAATGGAAATTTTAGAAATAAATTTGCATGCAAAGGAAATATTTATAATTCTGATATAGATATTTTTACTTGTGCACAACCATACTCAGATTTTTCATTAAACACTTCGACCTATAATTGGGAAGGACCTGTGCCTGCACCTAATCAATTTGAAGTAGATATTGAAGGACCAATAGATGAAGAAGGCACTACAGGCACGATAAAAGGCATAGTGTATAAAATTACTTGGAATACGGCTGAGCAACGTTGGGAAGGCACAGATACAGGAGGAAGTAATCGTATCTGGGATCCAAACACTAGCACTTGGTCATAACTATTTACTTTACAAAAAAATAGATATATTGTTCTCCCATTACTCAAATGGTTTTAGAGCATTATTATTATTGGTTTAAAAAAGTTCTTCCAGAATCTTTTTGTAGAGATATCATTAGATTAGCAAAAACTCAGAATACTTCAAAAGGATTAGTTTTTGGAGAAGAAAAAAAAGGTTGGAAAAAAACTAAACAGGGAAAAAAACTACGAGATTCTGACATCGTATGGTTAAGGGATGAATGGATTTTTAGACAGATTTACCCCGTAATAAAACAAGCAAATAAAGCAGCCGGTTGGAATTTTGATATTAACACATCAGAAAGTATACAATTTACAATATATGGTAAAAATCAACATTATGGTTGGCACACTGATTGTAGATCTTTACCTTATGACACTCCTAAAAATCCAAATATACATGGCAAATTAAGAAAGCTATCAACAAGTATAATATTAAATGACCCTAGTGAATACAAAGGAGGTGAGTTTGAGATTGAGTTTCCAATTGAAGGTAAAAAAGGATATAAAAGAGAAGTGGTAAAACAATTAGATTCTGTTGGATCTGTTTTAGTTTTTCCATCTTTTGTTAAACACAGAGTAAGACCAGTAACATCAGGCAAAAGATATTCTGCTGTACTTTGGTATTTAGGGAGTCCTTGGAAATGAGTTTTGAAAAAAATGGGTATGTTGTAATGAAGAATTTTATCTCAAAAGAGATAGCTTCTTTAACTTCTCATTATCTTATGCAAAGAGGTGAAGTACATAAAATTTTTAGACATAATAATTTAATATCTCCTTTTGATAATAGATTTGGTGTATTCGGTGACGAACAAGTCCCGAATGTCTTTTGTTTATACGGAGACCCTTTGACTGATTCCATAATGAAACTTATGACACCGGAAGTAGAACAAGCATCAAAAAGAAAACTTATTCCTAACTATACTTACTGTAGAATTTATGAAAGAGGGTGTGATTTAAAAAGACATAGAGATAGGTTAGCTTGTGAAATTTCTGGTACAATTTTTTTAGGTGGAGACCCTTGGCCAATATTTATAGATCCAACTGGTTCTACAAAAGGTAAAGGAAAGAAGATAGTTTTGAAAGAAGGAGATGCATTATTTTATAAAGGTAATCTTTTAGATCATTGGAGAGAACCATTCGAGGGTAATATATGTATTCAAACTTTTATTCACTATAACACAACAACAACACCTAATGCTAAAAATTTTGATGGTAGACCTTGTCTAGGTTTTCCGGTCATTGATTAATGAAAAAAGAAGCACACGTATTAACAGTTGATTTAGATTGGATACAAAATCAAAGACAGGGTTTAGAGTTAGTTAAATTTTTAAAACCATTAATAGAAAGCACTGAAACTATTTTTATAAGGGGACATCAACAAGCATATGATTTCATTCCCCCTGAATCACACTTATACAACATAGACCATCATCACGATATGGCTTACGGCCATGGAGATATTAATTATAAGAACGCTATTGAAAAAGGAATTTTTTCTGAAGGTGAATGGGTTTTAGCAGCTGTAAAACATAAAAAATTAAAATCTTATACATGGATTAAAAATTATAATTCAACTTTAATATTTGCCAACATAAGTCAACCAATTAGAGCTTTACCTATTTTTAGAATGTTTGATGAATTAAGTGATTTTACAAAAAGAATGCCTAAATTTAACAGAATAATTATTTGTGAAAGTTTAGACTATGAACCACAAACTGCATTTTATTATGGCTTATTTAAATGTTTAACAAAAAACTATAAAGAAGTAGTTAATGATAATTGGAAAGCTTACAGAGGTATAATAAAAGATTAAAATCTTTTATATTGAAATCTATCAACAACAATCTGCAAATCAGCAATCTTTTTTTCATAATCTTCATTTATCTTCAATACTGTTGCTAATTGTAGTTCTAGTCGTTTATTTTTGTGGATTAATTCTTTATTTAATATGACTTCACTATCTATTTGTGCTCTTGATAATTTTAGCTCTGCTTTTAAATTTTTGATTTCCTCTTCCATATGGACTTTTTATAATATATAAATGATTCACTGTAAATAGCATGATAGAATATATAACAATTTTTCCTGAAAGTGTATGTAGACAAAATATAGATCTTCCTGAAAAAGAGAGGAAAGCGATAGCTGCACATATTAAAAAATATAAATGGATAACTTGTGCTAATCCTGAGCAATTACCATCAACAGATGCTTCCGCTAATAAATACATTTTTCATGAACCCATCTATGATAATTTAAAAAAAAATATACTTAAAGAATTTGAAAGGTATGTAAGGCTTCATTATTTATATACAAACAAATTTATGATAACGACCTCTTGGGCTACTAGAAGTAAACCCAAAGACGTATCCTATTATCATAGCCATAATAATTGCATGTTTTCTGGAGTTTATTATCCTGAAGTAAGAAAAGGAGAAAAAATTATTTTTAGACATAAAGATGCAATGATACATCAATTTAGATGCAATCCAAAAGCATACAATCATTATAATTCTCTTGATGTAAACATAAGTGTAAAATCAGGTGACGTAGTTTTTTTTCGTTCGCACATGATGCACTCAATACCTCACAACCTAACAAACAAAAGTAGATACTCCATTGCTTTTAATTTTATTCCTACAGGTTATATAGGGTATGGAGATTCAGCTTTAGAAATACATTATGAAGAATTCAAAACAAAATAAGATACCAACTTTTATTGAACAATTTAAAATATCGCCAAAACTTTGTGATGATATGGTTACATATTTTAATTCAAATAAAACTCGTCATGCTGTCGGAGAGGTTGGTGAACATCACGTGGTGAAAGATATAAAAGATTCTATTGATCTTTGTTGCACACCTAAAGATAATATTTATCCCTTACGTGATTTTTATTTAGCTATTAATAAATGTATGCTTCAGTATCAAGAAATATATCCTGAACTTAAAAGTCATTATTCATTTGATTTTACTGCTAATTACAATATTCAATATTATCCAAAGGGGGGTGGGTTCAAAGATTGGCATAATGAAAGAATGAGTCCACAAGTTAATAATAGAATATTAGTTTTCATGACATACCTTAATGATGTGCCTAATGCTGGCACTGAATTTAAATATCAAAAGTTTAAATCTAAAGCTAAAAAAGGTTTGACTTTAATATGGCCACCAGACTTCACCCATACTCATCGTGGTATAGTTACTGAGAAACATGAAAAAATTATAGCAACGGGATGGATAGACTTTCTTCCACAGAATCAATAGTTCAAAGATTTTCTAAATGCTTAACAAGCATTGAATACCCCAAAGTAAAATCTACATGGAACATAGCCGGTATTTTAAAAAGTAGGAATGCATTTTATAAATATGATGTAAGAGATATGAAAATGCTATCTAGCGGTGAGTGGGTTAAATCTGGAACAACTAAAACAAAAGCAGACAAAATGGTTTTTGAATTGCAACATACTTGGTTAATTATTGATATTAAAGAATTACATAATTATTTAAAGATAACAAAAACTAGAGTGGTTAAGTTAGAAGAACTTGAAAAATGTTTAGAATGGAATATTAAATTTTCGCATCCGTAAAATAATTAAAATTAATTACTATCCTTTTGTCTGTATCGTTTTGTGTAACAGCTCGGTGTTTGGTATTCTTAAATATTATAAATTTATTAGCCTCACTTTTAATTATTTTTTTCGGTTTTTTAAATTCAGTATATCCATTATTATCATTCAAATAAAATATTGCTGTTCGATGTTTAGGGTCTTGTTCGTGATAGTCTGTATGAAAAGGTGTCTTAAAAACTTTGGTTTTACTCACTGTAAGATTAGCTCTTATGTGTAATAATTTTGAAGGCTTCATTAAAGAATAGAAAGGCTCAACAAGATATGTAAAGTCAGAATTGCTTTCTCCGAATTTCATAAATAAGTGTGAAAAGTAAGAAATATTATCTCCATCAACAGAACTGTCGCTGTAATACCAAGGGAAGTTTGTGCTGTTCATCACTTCATAAAGGTGTTTGTATTTATCTTTTGTTAATGCTTTATTTATTATTTTCATGTATCTTTTTTAAATAATCATATAACGAGGGAACTTTCTTTACAGCGTTGTTCCACAAAGTTTTTTTGGAATTTAAATGTTTAGCTATTTCTTTTAAATCTGTCCTTAATTCTTTTGTGTCATAAAAAACATTTTCGTACATCAAAGAAATTTTGTCTGCGGGAGCATAATCCATACCGGCTGATATAAAAGAAAAACCGTGATCTGCTCCATTCTTAAAATCTTTATACTTGTTAAAGGCTGCTTGTAAAAAATAGCCAGCTAAAACTGGTCGTAAATTTACCACTCCATCATCCCAAGTTTTATTATAATTTGCTTTCCAATAAGGTGTGTCTGTTCTTTGTGATAAAGCATAATGCATCGCAACAAATTCAGCAAATACATAGAAAGCGTGCTTACAAGCAAAACTGAAAGCATCTTTTTCGTATTGTGTAACAATATCTCTTCTTAATGTCCTTGATAAATGAAACAAAAATTCATGCACTGAGTACAAACCATTACTTTCTAACGGTTCAATAAAGCCTGCTGATAAACCTATAGCAACAACATTTTTAACCCATAGTCTTTTTTGGATACCGACTCTCATTTTAATCTTTTTAAAATCTAAATCTTTTGTACCAAGGTACGTTTTAAATTCTTTAAGTGCATCATCATCAGATATAAATTTATCAGAGTAGACGTAACCTGTACCCATCCGTGACCACAGAGGGATATTCCATATCCAACCATTGTTATAAGCTGTGCAATTAGTATAAAGATTTAGTTGTTGCTTTTTATTAGTATAAGGTATTCTCGTAGCCCAAGCCGAATTGTTAGGTAGCATATGCTCTAAATTTTCAAATGGCTCTTTTAGTGTTTTTTCTAAAAGCATTGATTTAAACCCAGTGCAATCAATATAAAGATCTGCTTTATGTTTTTTATTTAGAGATAGTATTCCATCCTCATTTTGCTCTATTGATTTAATTTCTTCCTTAATGTGTTTAACTCCATTAGGTTTACAAATGTTATCTCTAAGCCAAATGCCAAATTTGGTAGCATCAAAATGAAAAGCAGAATCTTTTTGATAATTGAAATCTAAATCAGGTATGGGTTGATCTGTATATTTATTACCGTTAACCAATGCCATTTGAGGTGACATACAATCGGCGTAATCATTTAAAGGTGTTTTAGGAAAAGCTTCTTTTTTAAACCACCAGTCATTAACTCCTGTTTTATTACCTGCAGTACAAAGCCGGCCAAAAGGGTAATGAAAAGATTCTCCTTTTTTTCTAAAGTCTGTAAATTTAATACTAAGTTTAATACTAGCGTCTGTCGCTTTTATAAATTCCTTATCTTTTAGACCAATCAAAGCACACCAAGCTCTTATACGACTAATAGTGCTTTCACCAACTCCCACAGTTTTAATATTGGGTGATTCTATAAGTTTAATTTTTTTATTAGGAAATAATTTAGCCAAAGTCGCTGCTGTCATCCAACCGGCAGATCCGCCTCCTACAATAAGAATTTGCTTAATTGGCTTCATAGACTTTATCGGTATATTATCCCACATCTAGAAAGTCAATATTGAGTGATGTATAATCAAGCATGCCTTTAAGTTTTGTAGATATAAGACCTGGATTTAATAAACAAATTACCCCTACAGCTGCTGAAGGGCAGTATGTTGATGGGGATAACGTAAGATTTAGATATGGTCTTCCAGAAAAAATCGGTGGATGGGAACAACTAACCGCTAGTACTTTAGTAGGTGCTGCTCGAGCTCAACATCAATGGACTGATTTAGATGGAAGAAGATATGTTGTTATTGGCACACACAAAACTTTAATACTTTATTACTCTGAGGCTTTTTATGATATTACTCCACTAGATACAGCTTTAACTGGAGCAACGTTTGATACATCAAGTGGCTCAGCAACTGTTACAGTAAATTTAAATTCACATGAATTAGAGGTTGGTGATTTGTTTACGTTTACTATATCTTCAGCTCCTACAGGTTTTGTTGCAAGTAATTTTTCTGGGACTTTTCAGGTAGTTACTGTTCCAACAATAAATAGTTTTACAATCACAATGCCTTTAACCTCTTCAGGGACAGCTTCTGCATCAGGCAGTGCTTCCATTAATCCTTACGTAAGACCAGGATCTTTAAACCAAACATTTGGTTTTGGATGGGGTACAGGTTTATGGAGTGGTAGTTTAGCTGGAGCGATATCCTCAACTTTAAACGGATCTTTAGCGGATGACGCTCAAGGAAATAATGGTTCAGCTACCAATATTACTTTAGTTGATGCTTCGTCGTTTCCAACGACTGGTGAAATTTTAGTTGGGGGTGAATTGATAACTTACACTGGCAAGTCTTCCAATGACCTTACAGGAATTACAAGGGGTGCAAATGGATCCACAAGATCTGCTCATTCTAATGGTGCTATAGTAGAGGACACTGCTGGATTTATTGCGTGGGGTGAAGCATCATCCGCCAGCACGGTAGTATTACCTTCAGCTGATTGGTCCTTAGATAATTTTGGTCAAAACTTAGTGGCTACTGTTTTGGATGGTAGAACTTTTACTTGGGAGCCAATAAACATTAATTCAAACGCTCCACAAACACGAGCCACGGTTG